TTTACGTCCATACGCTCTTGACGGGCCTCTATGTGGTCAATCCGACCGCGTAGGTTATGGCCTCCGTTGCCGTCAGGCTTTAACTCGGACAGGTAATACTTTACAAAATGACGGATAAGCCCAGCCCCCAGCCCCAAAATGGTACAACTCCCCAAAGTTATACCGACTACGAGCTGGACTTGTTCCATTACTTCTTAACCCCAAACTGACCTTCGGAAGGTTGAAGTGCTTTAAGTAATGGCCCGATTAGCCCAGCGATGAACGCGTTAGCCAATACTTTCGGATCTGATATACCGGACATATACAGTGCAGCGGCGCTAGCCAGCGCAGCGCGACCGTAGGATTTTGCAGCAGCGATTGCTTGTTCTTTCATTTGGTGCTCCTTAGTGCCCTTAAGGATTTTGGATAACTATAAACCTAAACTCTCGATTAAGGCTTTAGCCTTGGCCGGTGTCACATTGACCTCGAAGTGCATATCATCCGGACGGCTCTTAAAATCGCCGCCCCATTTTAGGCCGTACTTTTTAGCCAAGGCCCGAATCATTGGCACCTTTTCAGCCGGGAATGTATCGAACTTACCTAATGGGTGTTTGGTTGCGTTTAGATCGATCGCTGTACCGGATGAATGGCAGCTGAGTTTGTCAGTCGTACCGCGTACCATACGGAAGGCGTAACCCCAATCATCCAAGCCGCCCTCATCGATTGGTTCAATTAGCTCGTGGAAGTCCGAAGCAAAGGCGGCCAAAAGCGGACCCACACTTTCGGCACACCTAAGCTTCAGCGACGTACCCTTTATTTGATACGCCTTGATCTTTATCTCGGCCTGGTCCTTTGAGGCCGGATACCCGTTATAGCTTGTCAGCATTTCCAGGCAGGTTCGGTGTGGATTGTTCCGCTTGCTGCGCTTCGTAGTGTTCTTTAGTCATTGAAGTAAATGACCCGTCAGCGTGAGCAATTAAAGCGTGTTCTGTGGTTGTGCCGTCTAGGTTTGGCACTTCGATAAAGGTTACATTTTCCATTTTATAACTCCGCACTTAGTCCGATAAATCCAGCAACACCGCTTGCATTTGTTAAAATGCCGTAACTCTGACCAGATGTTAAACCTGTTGTCGTACAAGTCAAAATTGCTTTGTCTGTTCCGACTGAGTTGCTTGCCAAAGTTACATTGGAGATTGCGGTTAGTCCGCCACCTTGCCAAGAATTAACAAGAGCAAAATCAACAGATGTTGGGACTGACCGCATTGTGACTGGGTAATTCATAATTGCAGATAATGAAGTCGTACTTCCTGCAATTCCAGTTGCTATCGGTACGGCTGCGCCATTTGTTGAGTTGGAAGTTTGGCGGAAGTAGTATCGTTGCGCCGCGGAAAGTTCTCCTTGGATTGTTCCGCCAGCGCGTGAGAAGTTAGTTGCTACTGAACCTAGTTCTAATTGCACTCCTGCAATCTCAAAGTAATCGGCAGCCCCAGCAGTACCAGTTGGCGCCATAAGGAAGCGTGGGCAAAACTCGGTTACAGTCGAAGCAATCGCCACAGTATGGCTATAACGAGTCCAAGTAGTTGTAATCGCTTGATTAACATCTAGTAAAAGATTTATACCTGTGTAAGTTCCTAGAACATTTTGGTCAGTTCCAGTACCAGTATAAATCTGCACACCCATATTGCTACCACCAGGCGAAAAATTAGCGCCTGCGCGAGCATAGTAAGAAAGCGTTACGGTCTTTCCAGCAAAAGGAGTTGAAGTTGCGGTGTCAACATTTTGCATAAAATAAAGAGTATCTGTGCTTGTGTTTCCGCTATCTCTTTGTACGCGAGCAGCATATTGAAATCCTGTCAAACCTGATGTTTGACGGCTTACAGTTCCACCAGTTACAACGCCTCTATAGAAGTTCCATCTATCGGTTGTGTAATTCGTTGAAGAATTGGAAGATGCAAAAGAAGTGCCTCTTTGCCAAATGTCAAAGCCACCGTTAATCATTGCGTTCTTACCTGCTGCCATTGCGCCTTGATAACGCAAGCCTGTTGAAGTGGAACTATCTGCTACGAGAGTTTCGCCGTTAGCCCCCACCGCTAGACGTGCCGGGGTATCGGCCGCTGTAGCTGTAATTAAATCGCCCTTTGCATCGACGATCGTATTCTGGATAGCGTTAGCATCGTCGGACGTAACCCAGACGAAGTCCATATCTGTATTTGAGTTCTTGCTTAATACCTGTCCGCTGGTGCCGCCCTTGAGATCGACCAGCGAGGCATCGATAGAATCTCCTAATGCCTCGATAGCCGTAGCTCCATCTTTGACCAGATCGGTCGAAGTTGGAACGGGCCAGTTAAAGTTCGGGGTAACCGTTGCCATTATGTCAAACCTCCAAAAGCGTCTTCCCAGATAAGTGTAGCGTTTACACCTGTCCAAACCAGGTTAGACGGGCTAACCGTATCCCACTGTGGCGCAACCAGTGAGAAATCTGTAGGGCTCAGCGTGAGCGTTATGTCTACGAATTGAGGCGTAGCCCTGATGGCAAAGCCCTCCAGGAATCCATTAAAGGACCCGTTAAACATATTAATCGGAAGGTCGTTAATAACGATAGGTTCACCAAAGAATACGTTAATCAGCTTATTACGCTCGGCATCGGGTAGCTCCGAGTTATCCAGTCTAAAAGTAATGGCCTGTAGCTGGTCACGTGGGATAGCCCGGAGGCCTAATTCACGATCCATAACGTCGTTTACGTCGCTTAGGTTATGGAGGTTAGAGCTAACGCTGCGCTGGTACCGTCCGTAATTAGCGATAGAGGCGGCATCTAACGCCGTGGCCTGATTATTGTAATTATTACCGTAGTTAAATACGAGCGAGTTACGGATCTTGCCTATTTGTAATATTGACTTAACGCTGGATGGGGTAGCGTAATTAGCCGAGATAGTCGTATAGCCGTTAGCCGATAGATAAGCCGTACGGTGATCGGCATCGGCATAACATACGCGGCCAGCCTTGTCCTCGTACATATTTCCGAGTGCGCTTTGTGCAATCTGGGCGCATAGGTTGTAGCTGCTAAACGGATCGGCTGATCGTGAGATCATTTCATAAAGTCCAGGCTGATCGATCTCACCCAAGCCCACGTTCTCGGCATTGGCCCAAGTAGTCGTAGGGTCGTAATCCTGCCATTGTAGGGCCGGGGCTACCTCATTCCACGAGTTGATTAATAGCTCGTTTAGAATGTCAAAGATCTGGTTGCCGTCCTCAGTCTTTGGTAGGGCATCCGGGAACAAGGCCTTAGTCAATTTAGCCAGGGAACCGACGGCCAATATATTACCGATTGTTATAAACCCTACCTCTTCCGGTGAGCGTACGGATATGCCAAAGTCCGATACGGTGCCACCGAATACGGGTACATATGTGCCTGAGCTGTTCTTTAGCTCTAAAGTCAAAATATCTGTAACGTCAATATCGAAGGCCGTATTGTTTACGTTTACGATCTCCATACGGGCATACCCGGCGTTGCATTGTAGATCGATATCATCGCGGCCGGTGGCCATATTTACGCTTAGGACATTGGTATAGACCGTGGTGCCCACGGTGATACGCCATTCGGGTAACCAGGTACTCACGCTATCGTGTAATCCCCGGAACCGCGATTAACCGTGGTGCCTCTATATGTGGATTGATTAAGTACGTCCTCGACAGCTCGAGCAATAGCCTCAGGATCGCCTAAACCTGCCTCGATCTTAATATTATAAGTAGCCGGGTAGCCGCCGCCGTAATTCATTGTAGGGCTATATCCACCAAGGTCGCTTTGTTGATTCTCGGTTAAAGTTGGAAATAAATCAAAGATAGTTACGTCCTTGCCTAGCTTGCTCGTTGCCTGAGCCATTTTTTCAACGGTATCTATAACGGTTGAAGCTGGGATAAGTGAACCTACACCGCTGGAAGTTAAACCGCCTAGATTTCCTCCGGTGCCAATCTTTCCTAATAACGCTATATATTCTTGTAATGCTTTCAAGCGCGCATCGTCGGCTGCCTTTTGTGCTTTGGCTACGCGATCGATCATATTTAACTCTTCGGATTCGCGAAGTTTGCCGAGGACCGTAGCCGCGTTTGATGTCTTGCTAAGTGAGGCAAGTTTGGCGATTTCGGTTAGTTGAATCTGTACGCGCTCGCTGTAACTTTCCTTAGCTGCTAAATCACCGGCAGCCGTAATAGCGGCGTTGTATTTACCAAAGGCGATCTGGCGAGCGTTCTCCTTATCGCCTTCGGCCATCTTTGATTTATCGATGGCGTTTAATTCATTTAATAGCTGCGTATTGATAGCCAATAATGCCGCATCGCTGATCTGTTTGATTCCAGCCAATTTAGCCAAGTCCGCGTTTTTTTGGAAGTTAGCCAGTTCGCTTATCTTCTTTAATGCCAGTTCGCCGTTTTCATCCTCGATAGCCATAAGCGCCTCAAGGCGTAACAAGGTCTCTTTGTCATAGGTTGCCTTTAATGCCGCCGCAATAGATACCCGGGTCGTATCAAAGACTGCCGCAGCCTTGCTTAGAGCTAACTTATTCTTTTCGGCTAACTGGGCTTTCTTTTGTAATGCGATTAATTCCTTTTGACGTTTTAACGCTTCTTTATCCATTTTGGCTTTTTCGGTGTTAGCCTGAAAGTTCTTAAAGTTTTCAGGTAAACCTTGAGGAAAGCCTCCTTGACGGCCTAATAATAGATCGACCTGAGTTCGTAAGTTGCCAATGGAAAAGGTACCAAGGTAATTCTTTAATCCTCTGAAGGCATTTTCCAATACACCAGCGCCAGGGATGCTAGAGAATAGGTTTCCTAATTCTTTAGTTAAGTACGCCGTGTTAGTAATCAGGCCCGAAATTGAATCAGCCGCACCATCTACCTTGCCAATTAATTTATCCATACCGCCGGACGACGTACCCAGTGCAGTTACTAAAGATTGACCTATCTGTTCGCTAGCCTGTTCTGCTGCAATTTTAAGGCGATTGACCGACCCGGCATATGAGTCAGCCGCGTTTTTAGATTGACCTGCGTATTGTGCCGCGATTAGCTTCTCAATTTCGAGATATGACTTACCGGATAATTCGGCGTTGGTTAATCCTAGGTTTAACTGCTTTAGGCCTTTGAGGTTACCTACGTATGCCTGACTTAAGATTTTCGTAGCTGATACCAGATCCATACCCGTACCGGCGCTGATATCCATCGCGGTATTTAGCATCGACTGCGCAATAGTTGTTGATCTGGTTACCTGGGCTAATTGAATAAACGAAGGTTGCAGCACATCGCGATTGACACCGGTGGCTTTTTCCACGGCATCGATGTAGCCCTCTGCCTCAGCGGTTGCAAAGGAGAAGCCTAAGTTACGTAATGCCTGGTCTAAACGCTTTGCCTCGGCTATCTGTTCGCCATATGCAGCTACAGCTTTCTTTGAATAACCTAGTAGGGCAGCGGCGCTAAAGGTTATGCCTAGGGTTCGACCCAAGCCTTTAACGGTTTTACCAAAGGCATTGATTTGCTTCTCACCTTTGGTAAGCGCCTTGCCATTCCACTCGGCAGCGGCGGTAACTAATAGATTAGGTAAATTGGCCATTATGCAGCCAGCCCGAATCGGCCCTGGTTAAAGTTTTCAATCGTTTTCATAATAGCCATCACGACCGCATCTTGGGCTTTACCACGATCCTCTTTCCAAGCTCTAAAAATCATACGGCCACGCTCGGCTTGTTTGTCACCGTAGAGCGGCCCCATCCGGCTAATGAAGTGAGCACCAGCGCCGGGATTGTTTGAGCGGCTATTAGGGTCTCCGCCTGGATTCTTACGGCCAGCGGTCTCATAGATTGAACCGGCAGCGGATTTGTTGGCCACGTAATACAACGCTTGCCATCCGTTTCGGTTTCGCTTGCTGGGTGCCTGTGAGTAATAAATACCCTTCTTGGCTTGTTCGGCATCGTACAATGGAAACATACGAAGGCGGCCCTCGGTATTCATCGTTCTAAACATAGAGTTACGTGCCGTGATTTGTTTACCGCGTGAACCTTCGGCCCACATATAAAGATTGTCTGGTTGTGGTGAAGGCGCAAAGCCGCGAGCCTTATCCCGAATTGGAATCATAGCTGCGCGGACTTCGGCGTTCATCTCTTTAAGCATTTCGGGATCAACCTTACGAAGCATTTTAACCGTTTCGCGTACGCCTTTTAGAGCGACTGGCATTTTCGGCCTCCTTGGCTTGATCGTTTAATACTTGTACTAACGTGTCGTACATCGTTCTATCGAGATCCAATATCGCCTGTGGCGCGACCCCGAGCCTGATAGATAGTTGTGCTATCTGGTAGGTCCGGGAATCGCGCCCTAGCTTAAAGGTTGCTCATCGTATAAAACGTTCACCTCTTTTAACGTATCGAGGAAATCAACGCCGAACATCTTTACCGTTTCGCCGGTTGCCTTTAGACATTCCCAAGCCAGGTAGTAGAGATCCCCTTGTTTTTCATCCTCGCGAAAGGCTTTATGAAAGCCCTTCTTTGTATGTAGCTCGAACAGGTACTCAATACGCGGCGTAATGTCGTGCTCACTAACCTCGCCTGTAGCCCTTGTTATTTTGAGTCTGTACA